TCAGAATCAATTGCTTATGTTGACGTAAGGCTACGCAAAAAGCTAGACAAAAGTCGTATTAAGCTAGAAGTTATTCCACCTGAGTCTTTTCGAATTTCAGAAAATGCAAAAGATATTGATGATGCAGAATTTGTAGGATTACAAACTGAAATATCACGTTCTGATTTGCGTAAGTATTACCCTGAATGGGCAACATCACTTACTGAAAGAGAATGGGACGAACTAGGTGACGGAACTAGATTTTATAGCACAGGCAAGTACAGTGAAGATGTAGCGGCTCGTAAAGAAATTACAGGTCAAAACTATTTACAAGGTTATAGTAGAACAAACTACTTAACAGAAGCAAACAAACAAGTAACTCTTACAGAGTCTTGGATGCGTGTAGATAGAGATGGTGATGGAATTGCTGAGTTAAAACACTTTATTACAGTTGACGATCATATTCTTTATGAAGAAGACTGTGATATGATTCCGCTTTCTTCTATTGTACCTATTGATATCCCACACGAATTCTTTGGTTTATCAATGGCAGACTTTGCTAGAAGCAGTACACTAGCTAGCACAGCTATACTTCGTGGATTTGTAGAAAATACTTATCTTACTAACTATAGCCCTAAACTAGCAGATCCAAATGTAGTAGACTTTAGTGCGCTTCAAAACATGAAGCCAAAGCAGATTATCCCAACTAACGGTAATCCGGCAGCTGCAGTGTCTTCACTCCCACCAGAAGCTATTTCATCTGGTACAGGTGCAGTGTTAGAACACTTACAGCTCATTAAAGAACAAGCTACAGGAATGTCTAAGGCCGCGCAAGGACTTAATGATACACTTTATGTATCAGGAAACTCCGAGCAAAAACTTAGCGCTGTTCAATCAGCAGCACAAAAGAGGATCCAGCATATCGCGCGTAGATTTGCGGAAACTGGATTCAAGCGGTTGATTAGTGGCATTTATGAAACTATGGTTAAGAATATGAAGGGTAAACAATCCTATAGTTTAAATGGTGTTTATCGTTCTGTTAATATGGCAGAACTGCCTTCACGCATGGATGTAGAGATTTTCCTTGATGTAGGAGAAAACTCTAATGCTACACTAATTAATAAGCTTGGAAAAATCGGTGCAGAAATTTTACCTACTCTTAATAACCAAGGAGCAGGTATTGTAATTAAACCAGAAGCACCAGCAGTTCTTGCAACTAAGCTAATCGAAGCAATGAATATCGATAGCAATGATTTTCTTGAAGATTATACTACTGATGAGTTTAAACAAAAAGCTCAACAAGTTATTCAACAACAAACTCAAGCTAAAGAAATTGAAAAACAAGCAAATCAAAAGAAAATGCTTGCTGAAGCCGCTTTGTCTGAGGCAAATGTAATGTATACTCAGGCACAAGCTAAGAATACAATGGATGATAATGCTCGTCAACTTGCAGTGTCTATTGATAAACACTTTCAAGAATGGGCTGACCTTGCTGTTAAAGCAACTAAAGAAGGTGCAGAGATACCTCCACATCCTTCTTATGAACAAATTCTTATGTTGGCTAGAAATATTATCAGTCCACAACAATAAGGATAATTATGGAAAAATACCGTGAAGCAGCTGAGAAGAGGCTGGGTAATAAAAAATCATACGGTAATCATAAGATCCATCCCGAAGAATTGGCGCGAAGGTCTCATGTAAAGGGACACTTCGCTGCCAAAGAACGCGATGAATTCTTTGATGAAGTATATGGTGAAGTCTTAGTAGACTTCTTTGTTGAGTGGTTAAAAACAGAACCACACGAAACAAAATCTCGTGAATTTCTCTACTCTTCGGCTATGGCACTAGGTAGTGTTAAGCAGAAAATGACCGATTTCGAGATGTACGGGAAGAACATCCCATACCTAATGGAGGACGACGATGGCAAAACGAATAATTGATTACCAAAAGCTTGTCGAAAATTACGACATGATGATAGAAACACTTGAATATGATTCACAGCGTAGTGGCGGTAAAGCAAAGCTTAACGCAAGCGTATTAGCGAGTATGCATGATCTAAGAGATCGTTATGCAAAGAGGCTTGTAAAACCTGCCCCTGTCAAAGGAGGTAATCAGAAATGAATAATCCAGAAGCACAGTATGACTCTACCCAATTGGATGACTCATCTGCAATGGAACAAAGTCGAACTGAAGAGGAGTTGCTGGCTGACATCATACGGAATTCAGATTTCGTAGATACTCTACCCGATGAGCAAGTCCCTGAGTTAGGCGCGGAAGAAGCTGACGATGCAGACCCAGAACAGTCAGAAGAATCCGATAACGTAGATGATGAAGAAGAAATCGAATATGAAGAAGAGGAAGCCTCAGATGCGGATGATACGTCTACCCAAGAAGCTGATGTGTACACTACGGATGATCTCGATTTGGATGCACAAGTACTTGTCAAAATTGATGGCGAAGAAGTTGCAGTTTCCTTTAGTGACCTTATCAAAGGTTACTCTACTGAACAACATCTTTCTAGCAAGGGTCGTGAACTTGGTGACGCTCGTAAAGCAATGGAGGAAGAATATAATGCAAAAGCTAATGAATTGCAAACTATGTCTCAAGCCTCTGCTGCAATACTTTACGATGCTGAACAAAAATACTCTAAAGAATACCATGATATTGAGTCTCAAATTGAAAAAGCGCGTGATGAAGGAGATACCTACGAAGTTAATGAACTTAAAGACAAACGTGAACAAGTTCAAAAACAGTATTGGGAAGCTCGTAATCAACGTGAAGCAATTGTTCAAACAGTTCAAAAACGAACTGAAGAAGCAACTGCAAAAGCTTGGGAAGAACAAGTAAATTATTTCCACGAAGTAATTCCTACTATGATTCCTGATTTCAATGAAGACGTTGCTATGCAAATTCGTGATTTTGCAGAAGGTGAAGGAATTCCAGGAGAGCTATTAGACACTATAGCAGATCCTGTAATTGTTAAGTTTGTTGATGACTACAGACGCTTAAAAGAAAGCGTAAGCAAGGGACAGGCTAAACGTAAAGTAACTACTGTAAAGAAAGCGCCTATTAAAAAAGTCAGAACTCGCAATCAAAAACAAATTGATGAAGCAGAGTCACTAAGACAAAGGGCATTAAGCGGAGATGCAAGCCAAGAAGAACAAATGGCATTTTTGAGGGGTATGGCTAATCGCTCATTAAACAATATTTAATACCTTGGAGGGTATAAAAAATGGCTAACGAACTCGGTGTTCGCGGCACAGGTGGTCCAGGAGGCCCAGCTCGCGGAACTGGCAAAGATGTTTCACAGCGTGAAGATCTTGCTAACTTTATCACGATGATTACTCGTGATGAAACTCCTTTTACTTCATCAATTGGTAAAACTAAAGCAACAGCTATTTACCATGAATGGCAAACAGATCAGTTGGAAGCACCAGGCGATTCACGCATTGGTGAAGGTACTGATTACATTGAACCAGCATCAGGTGGTGCAACTGCAACTCCTTCAGTTGGTAACAAGTTTGCTATCGATGGTCCAAACCGCACACGTTTGGGCAACTACACACAGATCAACGGTAAGACAATTGCTGTATCAGGCACACGCCGTGCAGTTGATCAAGCTGGTGTAGCTGACGAATATGCTTATCAGCTGAAAAAGCGTGGTACAGAACTTCGTCGTGACGTAGAATTTGATATGGTTCACTCAATGAACGTATCAAATGCTGTTGGTACTCAAAACGCTAACGCACGTGCAGCTGGTGGTTATCAGTCTTTTGTTAACTCAGCAACTACTGTTGACTATGTAGGTGAATTCCAAGCACCTTCAGCTGCAACAACAGGCGCTGGTACCGATGCAAATGGTACAGCAATTCCTCGTTCTACAATTGCTGGTTCAACTACTGCTCCTGATCGTGATCCTTTGGCACTGACTAACATTGACAGTGTTATGCAAAAGATTTACGAGCAAGGCGGTAAGGCAACTAAAATTATGTTGTCTCCAAAGCTGCGCCGTGACTTCTCTGACCTGATGGTTGGCGACACAGGCGTACAGCGTAACATCGATGCCTCTGGCAAACTGCGTCAATCAGTTGACGTATACATGTCAGACTTTGGTGACCTGATGGTAGTTCCTAACTATGTTATGGGCTTGACAAATAACTTTGCATTTACAGGTGACAACAACGTTGCTCACTCAGGTGCAGGTGTAACTAACCTTGCTAACTTCTCTGCATTGGTTTATGATCCAATGTGGTTTGCTATGTCATATCTGCGTCCTCTTGCAGAAGTAGACGTAGGTCAGCAGGGTGACTCAACCAAAGGAATGATGGTTGAAGAAAGCACCTTGGAAGTACGTAACCCACTTGGTTGTGGCGCTATTTACGGCCTCGAATAAAATTCTAGGGGGAGTCTTCGGGCTTCCCCTTTTTTATCTACGGGAGATAAATATGTCAAATAAGTATCCAAAAGGACATGCTATGAATAATCCTGATGTTGGTACAGAAGCACCATCTAAACTTAAAAAGAGACAACCAACTCCGCCTCAAGTAGCTATGAAAAAAAGTAATACACAGTATGCAGCTAGTGGAAAGAAGATGATGGCTTCTAAATATTATTCTGGTGGCGGTACGGTTTACACAGGGAGATAACTATGGCAATGGGAGATCCTTCGGCCTATGATCGGCAAAAGAAAATAGATCAAATGCGAATGGGCAGAGGTAAAATGTCTGCTGGTCCTTTGCGCCAAGTTACTCAAGACTCTAAAGGCAATACAACAGTGCGTCAACGTCCTGCTGATATGGCTATGCCTACAGTATTACCTAAGCCTATCTCAATTGAGAGAAGCCCCGAATATTATGCAGACCGAGATCAAGCAAATGAGTATACAAATGCTATGCGTAGTCGTGGAGCAACAGTAACTCCATCTTCAGGTGTAATGCGTGATCGTGCAATGGCAATTCCTACTGCAGCAGATGCAGCACGGGCTGAAAGAAAGCCAATGGAAAGTGGTCCACGGTCATACGCTAGTTTTGCAGAATTTATGAAAACAATGGGGTTAGGTAAATAATGAAAACTTGTCCAGCATGTCCAACACCAGCAGCATGTAAAAAAGCTGGTAAATGTTTAAATGCAAAACCAACACAGTCTCCTTCAATGGATCCTACTTACAAAAGTAGTGGTGGAATAGTATTTAAAGGTCGTTAAAATTAAATTAGGAGTACAGTAAAATGCTAGTTATTCAAACAGCTAACGGGAATACTTACCCTGCAGAAACATGTGTATGGCGTACTGCTTCAGTAGCAAGCGGTGGTTATAAACTAACTCATTTAACAGTAGGTTCCCCAACCGTAGCCGTAAGTTCAGCTCCAGCTGCAGCACCTTCAGGAGCGCAGTTAGGTTATATTGGTAAGTCAGGTCGTTTTGTTGCTTATACAGAACCAGCCTAATTAAGTAAAAGAGGACAACAATGGGAAAAGAAACTGAATTTAAATTCCACAGTAGAACTGTGGGTGCTAAAGAAAATATTCATGCTGGTTTTGACTTAGAAAGTGGTGACTGGCAAGCAGTACAAGATATTACACAATATAAAGAAGATGCTAAGCTACAAAGAGAAAAAGAAGCGTACTATGGACGTTCTAAAGGTGGCTATCGCAAAATGGCAACTATCCCTGATATTGTAGCAATTAAGATCTTACAGGATCATAACTTAGATTTGCATGATCCTAGTTTTATGACAGATCCTAATAATCTTAAAAAGTTAAAAAAGATACTTGTCTCTGAATATTCTGATTTAGTAATTAATACTTAATTAGGAGGCCAAGCATGGCATTGACTTATACAGAGCTTGTAAACAAAGTTCGTGACTGGGCTAACCGTGACGAGCAAGTTATAAGTGATACAGTTATTCAAGACTGTTTAAAGTATGCAGCCGATAAAGCTTATCGGTCATTGCGTATTCCTCCACTTGAAAATGTTGCAACTTATGATAAAGCAACATTAGAAGCAGCAACAACAACTGCAAACAGCAATAACTTAAGCATAACTGAAATTAAATTACCTTTTGATTTAATTGAATTTATTCAAATAAGAGAATTAGATACCGCTGGAACAACAACAAGAGTATTTAATGAAAAGCTTGATATAAGAACTTTTAATGATGGTAATGCCGAAAAGTATACAGGTTTTAATTACTGGGCTAGACAACAAAACGTTATTTATTTGTCGCCTGGTTTTGGAAATGGAGTAGGGAATTCTCCTAACTCAATAGAGTTATACTATTATCGTAGATTACCTGCTCTTAATGCGGTATACTCAGTTACTGTGCTTAACTATAATGCTGGTTTTCTCACAACTACTGGCGCTGGCGCTGGTGTAGCAAATTCTAAACAATTATATTTTAATAGCGCAACTGGTTCTACTGCTTATGCATCAAATGCAGATGCAGTTGCAGCTGATGCTACAGGAACAATTACCAATGCATATTACATTGGCGATCCTGTACCTAATTGGCTTCGTGATGACAACGAAAGAGTACTTCTTATGGGTGCATTGGCAGAAGTTTTTGCTTATGTACAAGAAGATGATCAAGCAAGAAAATACTTAGAGCTATTTAAATCAGAAATTGTAGAATTAAATGATGAGAATGCTAAACGCAATGCTTCGGGTGGTAATTTGCAAGTAAACTTTAACGGGAGAGGGTTAATCTAATGGCAACACCAGCAAGACCTGGATCTTTTACAGGTGCAACGGACAATGCTGCTGATGGCGGTTTGTTTACAGATACGCTGATTGACGGTATCCCCGATATTGTAGGCGAAGACGTAGCTGCTGCTCAAACATCAGCTACAAATGCAGCAACTTCTGAAGCAAATGCTGCTACAAGTGCAACAAACGCAGCAACAAGTGCAACAAATGCAGCTAATAGCGCTACTGCTGCAGCCGCTAGTGCTACTAGTGCAGCCACTAGTGCAACAACTGCTACTACAAAAGCAACAGAAGCCGCTACTAGTGCTACTAATGCAGCAGCCAGTGCTACAAGTGCGGCAAATAGTCTAACGGCTATTGGTACTTCTGAAGCAAACGCAGCAGCATCTGCAACTTCAGCAGCAAGTAGTGCCACAAGTGCTACTGCTTCAGCTAACTCAGCCTTGGCTAGTGCATCTACGGCTACAACACAGGCATCTAATGCCGCTACTAGTGCTACAAATGCAGCTACAAGTGAAACTAATGCTGCAACAAGCGCAACTAATGCTGCAACTAGTGAAACTAATGCTGCAAATTCAGCTACAGCTGCAGCTACTAGCGCAACTAATGCAGCTACTAGTGAAACTAACGCGGCTACAAGCGAAACTAACGCAGCTGCAAGTGAAACAGCAGCAGCAGCTAGCGAAACTGCAGCAGCTACTAGCGAAACTAATG